AATATGGAAACAGGGCGAAGTAGAATATACCTAAAGCGTGATCGTCAAGTATTTTTTGAGCGAAAGGAACTAATATATTGATTCAGGTCAGAACCGCGACACACACAGAAAGCGAGGGGACCCCATGAAAAGCCTAAAACTAGACGATGAAGACCTGCACAAACGCCTCAAACGATGTTGCGTGGAATCACAGACAACAATGCTTGATGCAGTACGTCAAATGGTGAAAGCGTGGGTTGAGGACGTGGAATCGCGAACACCCGCCCTGCAACAATCTGGACCGTCCACAGCGAGTCCCGCCACTCGCCCGAAGCCCGGCAGACCCAACCGCCGCCAGACGCTCGCCGCCAACGGTCAGCAGGAAATCCCCACCGACGAACCGTAACAGGCAGGTTCCACCACGCACGGACAAGACGACTTGGCAAGGTTAGACCGCCGACACCGTACAGCCTGACGCCCTTAGGAAGTACATCGTCTGTCCCCTTGCTGGCATACTTGGCAAGATACCCGACCGCATTGCGTGCCCACTCCGTGCGCGTCATCCCATGCGGCCACCAGCCACGTTTGTCAGCCTTGGGCATGGTCAAGCCCTTAGGCAACCAGACCAAAACGTGATAATGCGGACGCCCACGCTTGGTAAGCTCAAAAACCCATGTATACCGGAACGGGTGGCCCTTGCGCTTGAGCCACTCGCGAACGTGCTTGATATATCGAGACATTTGCGAGGCGTCCCACTCCACCGACTCCCGATAAGTCAGCGTGACCATAAGCGGCTTCGAGCCGCGAGGCGCTTCCTTGCAGTGAAGGCGGGCCGAAGTAATGACGTTTTTTTTGAGTCGGCGCAGCCGCATCATGCGCTGATCAATCTCAACAGCATCGGGGTTCGGGTGAAACGTATTGACCGCAACGCTGGTGCCGTATTCATGCCGCTGCGGAACGCCCGTTTCACAGGAGATGCGGCCATCCCACGTCAAAGGCTTTTTCTTTTCAGAAGCCAGCACGTCAGTTGTTTTTATATGGACAAGCCCAGGCCCTTCGGGCCTTAGCGCCGCTTCGCGGCTTATGGCGTCAGCTTGACGGTCGCGAATGTACTGGCGTAGCTGATCGCGAGAAAGGAAGTCGAGCGGAGAAAGCGGAAGAACATCGGACACAAGCAAAACCCCTGTTAAGGCCTTGCACTTCGTCCCGTACTTATCTAACCTGCGGCTTGTCTAGAGGCGCGTTTTCTGCTGGTACGGGGGAAGCGCGTTTTTTTTCGTCTGGAGGAAAGTACAGACGGAGAGTGGAAAAGGCAACAGCCAAAAGCTGCCTCCGGCGGGTCTCGCTTGCGACGCGGCGGGAGCGCAGGGGGAAAAGCTCTCCCCTTCTCTCCCTTGCGGAGGTTAGCGGTTCGGGGTGGGTCAAGGGTGAAGGCTGCGCCCAGACAGTGATTCTTTTGCGGTGGAGCGATGCAAAACAATAACTGCCTGCCCCTGACCTGATCTAGTCCTCGAAAACATCGACACGACGCAAAAAAGCAATGCGCTCGGGCTTATCGCCCCTGGGGAACTTCTCGACCATAACGGGGCGTATCTCGACGCGGGCGCTGTGTTCTTCAAAGCCTGGGCCTGCAATATCACCAGCCAGGACGAGGCTACGGGCGTGGGATTGGGCAGACTGCCAGGAAAGAGCCTCATGGCCGGATGATTTGCGCCACTTTCGGCAACCCTTGGGCAGACACCAGACCTCAAAACCGGCAAGAGCCTGGGCCAGCGTGGGGAGCTGTTCAAGCGTGGATTTTTTGCGGGCGCGATATTCCCGCTGAATCTGGGCCTGAGTTTTCGCCTTGCCAGTTGCTGGACGGCCACGGCGAGGCTTGTCAATCAAATCGCGGGCGGCTTTATCGTGTGGGTCTTTCATGGTTCAGAACCCGCAGTCTTCGGAGAAGTAATGAGCCAGCAGGCGAGCAGCATGGTCCAAATCACGGTCGCACTTTTCATGGTCAGAGATCAGTTTTGCCAATTCGGGGCGGGCAGAATCGGGGACAGTTGATCCATAAGGGTAAATCTCCGAGAAGGCGTTATAGCGTGCCAATACGTCTTTATGAGCCTGAGCGGCCACACGATAACGACCGAGGTTTTCGAGGACTTGCTTGCTAATTGCCATGCTGAATCTCCGTTGTTGATGCGGTTATTATAATAACGCGTTATCTTAATTGCCAGTTATTTATAACGCGTTATCTTAATTACCGACGAACGGTCAATGCCGCTAGAGCTTCGGGAGAGGGCGGGTGACTAATGGCCCGCGCGCGCGTACGTGCCGGCTACGCCGTCCCGCCCGCCCACGGTGGCCGTTGCGCTGCCGCGCATTTCCGGCTGACGGTCTGGCCTGGTGTGATCGAAATAACCGTTATCCACGACATTCATGCAGAACTGAAAGCTGACATCCAGGCGCGTCCCTTGCTGAGAGTTACAGCGACAGCCCGAGAGGTTGCCGTCGTCGTCATACCCGAGCGACATGCGTTTATGGTTTCGTTCGAGGATGGCAGCGTCTCGGGTCGAGACACAGAACGGCTTGGGGAAGGACTGGGCCTGCGTCAGCTGGTCATAAATCGGCGCAGACGAAGGCACATCCGCGATACGCGGGACCATGCGCGAGGCGTATTCGTCTGCCGTGACCGCATCAAGCGAAGCAGGAGCCGTAGGGGCGAGCGTATGGATCGTGCCTGGCTGCTCGGTTTCGTCCGTAACAGCGGGGTCGGTATCCGCGAATCGTTGCGAAATCTTCCAGACCGCCGCCGCGATAAGCAGAACGCAGACGGCAAAAACATACATTGCCTTTGGCGGGCGAAACTTGAAATGGTGTTCCGAGCCTTCTTTAACGCTCTGATAGCACCCGAAGTAACTTTTGTCGATTGTGATGCGAGTTGACTCGCCGTCCGCGAACTCAAGCTTGGAACTTACGGTCATTTCAGGCTTTTGAAACACCCAGCGCTTGACGATCTGGGAGCCGTTGCCCCGGTTGTAATGGATATGCATATTGCATAGCTCACGCATGTGGGCATCAATAAGCTTGGGACTTTGCGTGATAGCGTGAAGCTCGTGCCCGTCCTTACGCATGATTTCTAACCGGCTAGCGTAGTCGGGCACCTTCGACCCTTGCGGGCGGACCCGAAACCATGTTTGAGCCTCATCTATTACTATCAACGCATTCTGCGGCAGGTCGAACCACGTTTCGGGGTGGTCGAACTCGACCCACTCCGCTTTGATGGCGGGGTGGTCGGGTTTAAACCCTGTTACGTTGCAGTAATAAACAGTGCGCTTTTCTTTATGCGCTTTATCGTCAACCTCTTTTATCGTGTTTAGCGTTTTGCCGTTGCCCTGGAGTCCCGTGCGCAGAACGAACATATCAAGCCCCCCCTACCGCGCCCAGGCCTTTTTTGGCCCCGCTGATCTTATTAACGCCAGCCAGTACAATTCGAGTTGTGACGGCAGCGAGCGTGATGTTAATGGCAATATCAAACTTGAAGAGGCCCATTAATTGCGCCACGTCGAGAGGGATGCCAGCCATGTTTGACATTAGTTCAGCGCGAGCCTGATCTATGACGACATTGATACCGACATATGAAACCATCCCCACACCGAGCGCGGCAAGCAGCTTTTTAGCGAGCGGGACGATGGCCGTTGAAAGCAGCGTAAATAACCAAGCGAAGTGCATTTATTCACCTCCGAAAGAGCGACCGACATAAACGACGAAGAACAACGAAGCCATCGCCACGACGATAAAAGACAGCGCCCCGGCGAAGTTACAAAGCGGTTCCCACGATAGGGAAATGTTACGACCTAATGTGCTGATATAAAGCTGCTTTGGCGCAGGGCAACCAGATGGCAGGAAGCGCGTACCGGTCGAGAAGTAAGAAGAAACGTCGAAAGTTTCCTCCTTCAACTGGTATTCAGCTTTACCGATTTCATTAGCGATTATCGGTGCTGCCTTTGAATAGTCGCGATCCTCTTCCGCAAAGCACTTCTGCGCTTTCTGCTGCCGGAGAATCGCGCACTGTATGGCGTCACCTTCGCACGTAACAGCCGCCGAGCAGGCCAAACCGCCAGCCGAAGAAACGGGCGGGTCTTCTTCACCTGGGAGACCGCCGCCACCATCGCCAATGCCGCCAGTGCCACCACCATCGCCGCCATCGCCGCCACCGTCGCCACCGTCGCCACCATCGCCAGTATCACCACCATCGCCACCACCGCCAGTATCGCCACCACCGCCAGTATCACCACCACCACCACCACCGCCGCCAGTGTCGCCACCATCGCCACCATCGCCACCATCGCCACCATCGCCACCATCGCCACCGTCGCCACCGTCGCCACCGTCAGGCGGGGGAAGCTTTGCGCAGGTAGTACCGGACCACCCATAACCAGAAGGGCAACCCGGATCATTCGGATCTGATGGCGGGGCCAGAGGAGTATCTACAGGATTGAGCGGGGCACCTGTAGTACCGAGGGGCGCATTAGGAGCAGTACAGACTTCACCAGTTGGCGTGCCTATATAATTACAAAAGCCTGTCCCTTCCCCGCTTGAGTAACAACTAGCAGCGCGATCATTTAGCGCATGTGAGCACTGACCATAGCAGACAGATCCACCGCCACCGCCAGTAAGGACATAGTTCGTCCCGTCGGAATTAACTACCGGGCCTGATTTGCTGAAAATACCGGGGCCACTGGCGAGACATTCGTCAGGCGTGGGAGGAGGCCTAGAATCGCAAACGCCTGTAGACAGGTTGGCAACTTGGCCATCGGTACAATTGGCGACTATGACAATCTGTTTAGTAAATAGTTGATTGTTAAATATCTGCGTGACCTTGCAGACCATGCCCGAAGAGTTAGAACCCACAGAGTGATTAAAATTTGCCTCAGAACCAAACGTGCGGGCGTAGAGACGGCAGGACTCTAGATCAGTTGTCGCCCTGGTACCTGTTACACCAGCAGTCACATAGATTTTTTCCGCCGAAAAGGCGGAGTAAGGCAAGGAAAAACAAAACAACAGCAACAGTAAGCGGCTATATACGACCGAAAAACAGCGCCCAGAAAGCCAAGGCCGTGACCAACAGATAATATTCATTGACGCCGATCCCCATATCAACCCCCAATAAAAAAGCCCCCGAAGACGGAGGCTTTATTGACTGCATTCAAATTACATTGCGCGACGCATGTATTTGAAGGCAGCGATACCAACGATGACCACCAGGACAGCGCCGCCGATAACAGCAGCATCGGTGCCAGCTTCGGTGATGGCGGTCGTGACTTCAGTCGGAACAGCCGCGAAGGCCGAACCGGCAACAAGGGTGGAACCAGCAGCGAACAGCGCTTTGAGCTTTTGCATAAATCTACCTCAGAGTTGAAGGGCTTTTTTTACAGCGAGTACCCCGAAGACCACCGCAAACAGTAGGAGCGTTTCCCCGCTGATCTGCTTTGCATCATCGAGAGTCATGGCCGGTTGGCCAATCTGGTCCTGCGAAACAACCGAAACGACGCCAGAGCAAGCAACAGTGCCGCCAGCCCCAACAGTCCACATGCCGTCGCACAAAACGTGATTCAT